GCGGCAGGCGCGCTGCGCGCCAGGTTTTTTCCAGCACAACACATGGGGATACCAAGCCATGATGACGCGCGACGCGATAAATCAGCGCGCTTGGATGCGATAAATCGCGTCGCTTTTTTTTGCGCCTAGTGCAAAGGAATTGCGGTTAGGGATTTATTTGGCGTTTCCGTGGAAAGTGAAACGCCGGAGCACACATCATGCAGCGCATCGAGCAACTCCGCCGCAGTCGTATGCCCATGCACCGTATCGCTGCCATCGTCAGGCGCAGCGTGGCCACTGTCAGCCGCGTGCTGGCACGCCTGGGGCTGTCAAGCCTCAAAGACTTGCAACCCAAACAGCCCGTGGTGCGCTACGAGCACGAGGCGCCAGGTGAGTTGCTGCACATGGACACTAAAAAGCTCGCCCGCATCATGCGCCCTGGTCATCGCGTCACGGGCAACCCACGCGATACAGTGCCAGGAGCGGGCTGGGAAGTGGTTCACGTGGCCATTGATGACCACTCACGAGTGGCCTTTGCACAGGTGTATACGGACGAGACGGAATACTCGGCAGCGCACTTTCTCAAAGCTGCCGTGGACTACTACAAGGCGCTTGGCGTGACTATCAAGCGCCTGATTACCGACAACGGCTCCGCCTACCGTTCACGGCTGTTTGCTCGCACTTGTAAAGCCTTGGGCATCAAGCACACCTTCACGCGGCCATACCGCCCACAAACCAATGGCAAGGCCGAACGCTTCATCCAAACATGCCTGCGTGGATGGGCTTACGTGCGTAGATGGAACAACAGTGCCGAACGCACCGCATGGCTGCCTGCATTCCTGCACTACTACAACTGCCATCGTCCCCATTCATCTCTTGGTGACAAGCCCCCAGTTTCCAGACTTTTTAGGAACAACGTATTGAAATTCGACACCTAGCCCCGCCCGTGCACGGGTGGCGGGCCTTGGCCTGACTTCCTGTTGCATCTAGCCGCTGCGCGGGCGGCGGATGGCGGGAGAGGGAGGAAAGAACATCACACGGGCAGGTCAGGCATGGTGTCAATACGCATGAACGGCCCCCAGTCTTGGTCGCCGGCGAGTTCGGGCACGTACAGCGCCTCGCCGCCCAGCGTCAGGCTGCCGGCGCTGTCGCCAATCCATGGGAAGTCGCCGCTCATGGCGAGGCTGATGCGGGGGATGATGACGCGCACTTTCTGCCCGTCGCCGTTGATGCCGGAAAAGATGATGCCTTTCTCGACGTTCGTGCGGCTAAACGCCGCGATGTTGACGTAGCCGGCGTATTCGTAGTCAACGGTGAGCGGCTCCTGGTGCTCGTCCGTGTGTTTGAGCAGGCGCAGGCGGCCATGGTCGGCGTCTGACACTTCGTAGTGTTCGCCTTCCACATATGCAGTGCCGGCGGCGTCTTCAATGACGATGCTGGAAGCGCGCGGGTTTTTGAGGAAGAAGTAATCGCCCTCGGCAAGCTGGGCAAGCTGCTCATCGGTCACAGTGCCGGCGTCTTTGACGGCGGCGGCGCCGAAGAAGGCTTGCGCGAGGGTGCGGCTGTCAAACTGAATCATTTCCAGCGTGACGTTGAGGCTCTTGGAGGTTTCAATTTCCTTCAAGGTGAGGCGCTGGCCGGAGCAGGATTCTTTCAGCGTTTCGGTTTCGCGGCTGGGGGTGGCGGTGAGGGTGCGGTTGCCGCAGCCGACGCTGTAAATGTCCACGAGGTAGCCCATTTCGGGGCGGCCCCGGTTGGGGTCAAAGGTGCCGATGTGGACAGGCCCCTGCCCGTTCCAGATGATGGAGGTGGATTCAATGCCTGGCATGGTGTGGTTTCTCCTTGAGTGGGTGGTGGTTATTCGGTTTCAGCGGTGGCTGCAGCCTCTGTAGGGGCAGACCTTGTGGCTGCCCGTCTGTGGTTTGCACGCGGCGCACGCCCGCCCACAAGGGACGCCCCTACAGGTTCATCGCCGCGCTCGGGTGCGGCGGTGGCAACGCCTACGCCAATGAGCCAGGCGGCTTTGCGCTGCGGCAGGGTGAGGGTGCTGCCGGCGGGGTAGTTGCGCCCGGCGTGGCGGTGTGGTTTCAAGAGTGTGATGTGTGCGGTCATGGTTTGGCCTGCGGGTGCGGGTGGTGGTGGCGAGCGCCCTGCGCGCGCTCGGCGGTGAAGGTGAGGTGCCAGCTGTCTTCCAGCAGCAGCACGGCGGCGTCGTAGTCAAGCGTGCGCCCGCTCTGCCAGCCTATGCTGCGGCAGCCAGGCTGCGGGGGGCGCCAGCCAATCAAGGCGCCGCGCAAGGCGCCCAGCAACGCCAGACGCGCATCGGCCATTTGCTCGCCCCGCTGCTCACGCCAGTGCCGGAGGGCGAGGATGGTGGTGAACTCCACGCGGCTTTCAAAGGCGCACTGCCCTGGTGTGTCAGGGAAGCGCCCGCTGTTTTGCTCGGCAGCAAAGATGACGTAGCACGCCGGGGTGCGAAAGCTGCGCAGTTCCTGCACCGCCGCGATGTCGGCGGCGCCGCCCACGAATTGAAGCTCGGGCAGGCATTCGCGGATGCGCTGCTGCACCTGGGCGGTGCTGAAGGCGGGGAAGGCGCCGGGCAGCACGATACTCATATGAAGTACCTCATCTGCACGCGGCTGAAGACGGCGCGGCTGTCTTCCTTCACTTGCGCTATGGATGCAAGCTGCGCCTCCGATTTGTGGATTTGCACGCTGTCTGCGCCGTGCAGCGAGAAGCGCCCATTGGCGGTTTGCTGCAAGAGTTTGAGCGCGTCTTCGTAGTTGCGGACGATGGGGTCGGTGCTCTCCAAGGTGCGGCGGTCTTTGTGCAGCAGGTAGCGGGTGATGGAGCGCGCCCATTGGCCCACGAGCGGGGGGCAGGGGGTGAGGGGCAGCGCGTAGCCTTTTTTGCCCAGATACCCGTCGATGATGGCGTCGGCGGCAAGCTGCGCAGCGGCGATGACGCGCAGGGCGTCTTCGGCGGCCTGCCGCTCTTCATCGCTGGCGCTGGGCGGGGTGGTGCCGCGCAGCAAGCTATCGAGCAGCGCGGCGGGCGCGACGGGCAGGTGCTCGGGCGTGGCGACCTCGGCGAGTTCCTGCGCGCCGGGCGCGTCGGCGAGCATGGGCGGCGTGGCGTAGGGCATTGCGGCGGTGAATGGTGAATGGTTAGTGGTAAATGGCTCGGGTAAATGGCTTTGCTGTTCGCCATGCACCATTTACCATTTACCGTTCACCATTTACAAAAATCAGAGCCAGTCGGCGACCAAAAGCTCGCAGGCGCCGCGCAGCACGTTGGTTTCGGTGGTGGTGCCGTTCGGCCCCACGAGAAGCTCGGCTTCCAGCAGGCGCCGGGCGTCAAAGCGCAGCGGCTTAGGCACCACCAGCAGGTTGGGGCTGATGCCAAGCGGCCTGCCGTGGTCGCCCGTCTGGCTGCTCATGGCGGTGATGGCGGCTTTGAGGTTTTCGGCGGTCAACGCCTTGTTGCTGGCCCAGGCAAGCTGCCAGAAGCCAAAGCCGGCGGCGCGGCGGCAGTCCACGCCGTAGATGTACTCGGCCTGCCAGAAGACGTTGTCGTCCGCCTCTGCCGTCTTGGTGACGAAAGCCGGTTCCTTGCGCGTTTGCAGGATGAGGGGCTTCAAGCTGCGGCGCGTATCCAGCAGATACCAGCTTGGCAGCGCGCCGCCAGCATCGTCGGCAACGTTGCTGACCTTGACTTCCTTGCCCTTTTCATTGAGCACTTTGTGCTCGGCAGAAAAGAACGGCTGCCCGTCGTAGCAGGTAGCGGTGCGCCCGTCGCGGAGCAAGCCAAAGACAAGCTGGTCGGGGTGCGCGGCGCTGGCGGCGCCCATCTCTTGCATGAGCGGGGTGTAGACGCCGTACTGGTCGTCCTCAATGGCCGTGCGGGGCACGGCCACGGTGAGCTCAAAGGCGCGATTCTTGATGGTGTAGCCGTGCCCCTGGATGCCGTGCACGACGCGCTCGCCAAGCCATTCGCGCAGGCCGGGCAGCTGCCCCAGCCAGGCGTATTCCTCTGCCGATGTGGTGCTGGGCACTTGCGTGGCGATGGCCTGCCACTGGCTGGCAGCCTGCCCCAGCCCCGCTTTGAAGGCGGCGTTGTAGGCGGTAAAAAGGGTTTTGAGGTTTGCTTGGGTAATCAGCATGGCTGCGCCTCCTTAGGGTTTGATGGTTCCGATGTCAATCCACACGCCTTCATCCTCCACGGCGAAGATGCGGCCTGCGGCGGGCATACCGCCGCTTTTGACGGTGTGGCAGTTTTCAATGCCGGCATTCATGCCCACGCGCGCTTGCGGCACGGGTTCTGCCTCGCTGTTCTCAAACAGGTAAACGCCGTTGGTGGCGCCGTGCACGTGCGTATCCCCTTTTGTGGCGTCAGCACGGCGCAGCGCAACGCCGCGCGCAGGATTGTTGCTGCCGGCAATGGGCATGGGGGCGGCAAGCCCCTCCTTGTTCAAGCCATACAGGGCGCCGGCGGGGATGATGGCGCCGGCGGCGAGCGGATCAGAGACGCGCTCGCCGCAGCGGCGCGTGAGGATGCGGTCAGCGGTGGCATCTACCATCTCTGCGCACCTTAGAGTTTGTGCCCAACTTTGACCCACACGCCGGCATCATCGATATCAAAGATGATGCCCACGGTGCAGCTGCCCGCCGCGCCCACGGTGTGACAGTCCACCACCTTGGCGTTCTTCTTGCCAATGTCGGCGCGGGTAATGGAGCCGTCGCTTTCAAAGTGAATGCACCCGTGCTTGCCCTCTACCAGTGCGTCGCCCGCCGTCTGGTCAGCACGGCGCAGTGCCACGCCGCGCAGCGGCCCGGGGCTATCAGCAGCGGCAGGGATAGCAAAGCCGCTTTTATCCAGCGCATACATGGCGCCGGCGGGGATGATGGCGCCCTCGGCCAGCGGGTCAGCAAAGCCGCGAGCGCCGCGCTCGGCGATGGCGCGGTCAGCAGTAATGTCTACCATCTCTCTCCTTACCTTGCGGCGGCGAAGTTTTCAGGGGTGATGCCGCAGGCAGCGGCAATGCGGACCTCTGCCTCGGTCAGCCTGGCTGCGGGTTTTTCCTGCGGCGCCTTGCCGCCCGTCTGCGTGGCGGTGAGCGCGGCGATGGGCTGCGCGGTGTCCAGGTAGGCTTTGAGTGCGGCCACGTCCTTGCCGCCGAGTTCACGCGCCCATTTCTCCTGCGCGGGCAGCAGGCGCCCGTCTTTGAGGGCGGGCTGCACGAGGTCGTCCACGGCGCGGGCGGCGGCCTCGGCAGTCAGCGCCGCCACCTGCGCCTGCAGCTCCTTCAGGGTGGCCACAGGGGCGTACTTGGCGGGGTCGGGGGTGGCTTTGGCAGCGGCGACAGCCTCATCGCGCGCCTTGGTGAGGGCGCAGCAGGCGTCGATGATGTCCTTCTCGCTCGCGCCCTTGGGCAGGCCAAGCGCAAAGCACACGCCCGCCGATACGCCGGCGGGCAGAGCGCCGGCTGTTTCATCAGCGGGCGGCGTGGTGGGGGGGTCTTGAGTCATTGGGTGGGTCTCCTCGGTGTGGGGATGGGGCAGGAAGGCGCGCGCAGCCGCCAGCGCCAGCGGCGCCATGCCGCTGATGGCGGGGTTGTTGGTGAGGGCGCCCATGAGGATGCGCTGCACGCGCCCCGTGGCTTTCTCAAAAGCGAAGACGGGAGAGAAGTAGCGGTACTCGCCGGCGCGGATGAAGGCTTTCGCGCGCGCTGTGAGTTCCGCCAGGGCAAACAGACCTTTGCCCGGCTTCCACACCAGGGCGCGGATAAAGCCGGCGGCAGGCGCGGGCTGGCCGCTGGTGGCGGCGTGCAGCGTCTGGTGCTCGTAGTCGATGACGGGCGGCTGCGCGGCGTCAAAGTCGGCAATGCAGCGCGCGGCGTCCGCCTCGTCCATGCGCCAGCCGCCAGCGGGCACATCCGCGCGCCCATCGTTGGGCGTGAACCGGCCAGCCGGCGTCACCTGAATCAAAAAGGGCGCCGCCCCCTCAGCGCCCGCACGGGGCGCTTCAAGGGCGGCAAAGCAGGGAGCCACTGCTACACATGATGAGCACGTCGTCATGCCACGCATCGTGCGCGGCAGCCGCCCCGCGCGCCGAGGAAAGCGGTTTAAAAAATGGCGTCACACCGCCATCGGAGATGGGGTTTAGGGGGGGTGCGCGGTTGATGGGGCGTTGTGCGCTCAGGCGAAGCGCACACCCGCCCAGCGCACTCGGCCAAGGACGGTGATGCCGCCTGGTGAATCCTTGGTGATGACGATGGGCAGCCACCAATTCGGTTTTTCGCAGCTCACATGCACCTGCCCAGGCATGCGCTGGAGGCGCCGAATCATCAGCGTGCCACCCATATCAAGGACGTAGAAACCATCGGCTGGCACCGAATCAACGTACAGGTCAGCATAGACGCTTGTATCGAGCAGCACCGTATCACCATCGCGCAGCAGCGGCTCCATATCGCGGTCAGACACGTCCATCAGCGCAAGCTGATTGTGCGTAATGCCAAGGTGCGCCCTGATGAACTGGCGCGGAAACGGCTGCATCGTTCGCACCCTGTCGAGGTCGTTGAAGGCGCCACCGTATATGTTGGAAAAAAGTTGGCAAAAAGCAAAAATTCTTGGAAGGCGGCTTGCATCGCGTCCAGTTTTTTGTAAGATTGTCTCCATGAACACCGAAAACTTGTTGACCTCGCGCGACTGGCACCCGGCAGATGTTAAGTCTGCTCTTGAAAAAAGGGGCTTCAGCCTGCGCCAGCTTGCTAAAAAATGGGGGTACGCCCACATACAGAAGGCTCTCCGCCAGCCTTGGCTGGCAGCAGAGGCAGTCATCGCGCAGGCGATTGGTGTGCCACCGGAGACCATCTGGCCCAGCCGCTACCAGCAGCCGCGCCGCCACGCAAAGGCGCTCACGCGCAAGGTCAAGGTCAGCCGCAGCGGGCGCGTGCGCCGCGTGCAGGGGGTGCAGGCATGAGCGCCGACCGCAACGCCACTTCCCGCGTCCTGGACCTGCTTGAGGTTCTTTGCGGCCACCCCACCAGCGGCGCCAGCAACGCAGAACTCGCCGCCGCCACCGGCAGCGCGCCGCATCAGGTCACACGCGACGCCGCCGCCCTGATTGCCAAGGGCTGGTGCCGCAAGGACGAAGAAACCGGGCGCTTCTTCCCCACGCCCGCCTTCACCCGCCTCTGCTACCGCGTCGATGCCGACATCCAGCGCGCCCAGCAGCGTCTTGCCGACCTGCATCACGCATTCCGCGATGGGCGCGCATGAGCGCCCCCGCCTTTCCGCAACCCCAAGGAGCACACATGCCACGCCAACCCCGCACCATCGCCGCCGACATCATTGACGCACCTTCCACCACCGCCATCACGCCCGAGCAGCAGCAGGCCGACGCCGCCATCATCGCCACGCAAAACGCCCTCGCCGCCGCCGAGGGCAACGCGCGCAGCCTCGCGCGGCAGCTTGGCTACGACGGCAGCCTCACGCCCGGCGCACTGGAAGACGAAATCCGCTTCTACCAGCGCCGCACCGTTGAGTGCCTGCTTGAGTGCGGCAAGCGCATGCTGCTGCTGAAAGAACTCACGCCGCACGGCGAGTTTGTGCAGCGCGTGGAAATGCTTGGCTTCTCGTATCGCACGGCTGCGCGCTTCATGCAGGCGACCTTGAAGACGCTCAAAAGTGCCAATTTGGCACTTTTGACCAGCCAGGTCAAAAGCCAATCCGCCTTCCTTGAGCTTGTCACCCACGACGACGACGCCGACATTGAAGCCGTCGCCCAGCTTGACGACATCGAGCGCATGAGCGCCAGCCAGCTTCGCGCCGCGCTGCGTGAAGCCAAGGCAGAGCGCGAGGCGCAGGATAGGCGCCTGGACGCCAAGCAGCGCCGCATCGACGCCCTCGAGCACGAGGCCGAGCGCCAGCGTGCCGCGCCGCAGGACGAGGCGCACGCCGCCCGCGCGCAGCGCATCGACGACTTCAAGCACGACGGGCGCGCCAGCGCCGACGACGTGCGCACGCACACCACCGGGCTGCGGCGCGAGCTGGTGCGCATCACCGACTACTTCGGCCAAGACCCCCACGCTATCCCCACCGCGCTGCGCATTGAGATGCGCGCCTGGGTGCAGGGCTGCATCGCCATCCTGCGCGAGCTGCTGGAAGACTTTGCGCTCGACGGCGCGCTCGACGATGACGAAATCCGCGCCGACATCGCCGCGGCGATGGCGTTCAGCAGCGAGGGCGCTGCCGATGAATCCGCTGCCGCCGCCTGAGCACGGGGACGCCGCCGACATGCCGCCCCTGCCGCCCGCCGCCGTGCAGCGCCTCGCCGAATGTAGCGCGGCCATGTCCGCCGCCCCGCATGGCCAGCAAACCGCGCTGCTGACCGCTGCCGCTGCCGAACTGGGCATCTCCAAGAGCACAGCCTGGCGGCACCTGCAAAAGCTGCGCGCCGCGCCCGCGCGCCGCCAGCGCAGCGACGCCGGCGCCACCAGCGTCACGCGCGCAGAGGCCGTGTGCATCAGCAGCGTGGTGATGGAGGCCATGCGCAAGGGCGACAAGGCGCTGATGACCGTCGAGCACGCCCTTGACACGCTGCGCTATGCGGGGCGCGTGCGCTGCGAGGCGGTGGATGAAGCCACGGGCGAGGTGCGCCCGCTGACGGCGCGCACGGTGGAGCGCGCGCTGCGGCACTACGGCCTGCACCCCAAGCAACTGCTGCTTCCTGCGCCGCACACGGAGCTGCGCAGCCTGCACCCCAACCATGTGTGGGAGGTGGACGCCAGCCTGTGTGTGCTGTTCTACCTGCGCGCCGGCAAAGACAACGCCGGCGGCCTGCAAGTCATGCGCCATGACGAGTTTTACAAGAACAAGCCCAGGAACTTGAAGCGCATCGAGAACGACAGGGTATGGCGCTACGCGATTACTGACCACCGCAGCGGCTACATCTTCGTGCACTTCGTGCTCGGCGCCGAGAGCGGCATGAACCTCGCCGAGAGCTTCATGGCCGCCATCCAGCAGCGCGGCCATGACCCTTTTTACGGTGTGCCCCACATCCTGATGATGGATATGGGCAGCGCCAACACCGGCGCGCTGTTCCAGAACCTCTGCCGCCGCCTTGGGGTGCGCGTCATCGCGCACGCGCCGGGCAACGCCCGCGCCACGGGGCAGGTAGAGGGGGCGCACAACATCATCGAGCGCAAGTTTGAAAGCAGCCTGCGCTTCAAGAGCGTGCATTCACTGGACGAACTCAACGAGTTCGCGCTTGTCTGGTACCGCTGGTTCAACGCGACCAAGATTCACAGCCGGCACGGTCAGACAAGGGCGCAGGCGTGGATGAGTATCACGCCCGAGCAGCTTCGCATCGCGCCAGCACCAGAAGTCTGCCGCGCGCTGCTGACGCACGCGCCCGAGCCGCGCGATGTGAGCCGCACGCTCACCGTGAGCTTTGGGGGCGC